TGGTGAAGGCCGATTAACATCACTGGCCGCATAATACTCATTAACATACTCACTTGATAGCCTTTTTACTACTTTAGCTAGCCATGGCCAGTGGCCGGTTATTTCCTGCCAGTGCTTGATCTCGCCCCATGTTATAGGAGCCATCCCATTAGCAGCAGGACTATATAAACCCACCTCATACATCACATTTAAAAGCCATTGCGCGTAAGGTTTAGGCTCTGCCCCGACAAAAACAGTATCTTTGTACTGCTCTCGCCTGGTTGTTTCTGTTTTTTCTGGTTTCGCACTCAGCCAAGCTTCATATCTTAAAAACTCGGCTGCCGCGTCAACCATTATGATAAAAAATCTTCCCAGCTCCCCAATTTTTCTTTAAGCTGATCACATATCCAGCCATAGCGAGGATCGGCGTAAATTTCTTTAATCGTTTCAGTCGTAACTTTCTTACCATTAAACACAACATTATTAACCGACGCTGTGAAAACGTGCAAGCGCTCAACTTCCTGTTTATCCCGTTCCTCTGGCGTTATATCAGCAAAGCCTTTTAGGCCTTTACGGCCAACTTTTACGGACATTTCACGCTGCAATCTGTGTTTATAGGCTACAACAATATTTGATGCAGGACTATATAAATCAATAGTCATTGCATTTCCTTTGTCATCATAAAGCTTGCCGATTTTAGGGTTTGGGAACTCAAGATGAACTTGAACTGTTTCGGGTATTTCTAATTCTGCTAAATCCATTTTTATTTATCCTTTTTGATGTGTTACTAATTAAACAACTACTGTTGCACTGGTGCGATCAACATTACAATTATGGCTTAAAATTGTATTCGCGTCACCACGCTGAGTAGTAAAGCTAGAGATTAACCCCTGAAAATAGGCAACATCCCCGCTGTTTGGCTCTGCAATTTTAAAAGAGTGGATTGTATCTTTTGCTGCGCCATCAAAGCCTGCTTGCAATAATACTTGCCCTGCATCTGCCGCATCTTTAGCGATTGTAAGCGATTGTGTGCCGTAGTCAATTGAACCTTTTCGCTTATGTACGATACCTGACCCGACTGGCGTGAATGATTGCACTTGTGCAGTTCCGCCCGCTTCGCCAATATTGGTAACTTCACCGATTACAGTGAATGATAATGCTTCATAACCGGCCTGATTTTCTGTTGCTGGTTGTGCTGCGGATACGCTGATAACTGTACCAACGCTCATAATTACGTTATTTGCTGTCATTTGTTTTTACCTCGTCAATATTGAATGATAACTAATGCTGATTACTAATTTATACCAACCGACTTCGGGAACTCCCTGGACTTTGGCTGTTCGTTTTACCGTGGCGCACTGGCCAGAATAACAAACCTGTGTGCCAATCTTAAAAGCAGATATAATCTCATCCGCTTTTAATTTTGCTTGTATTGCTCCTTGGTTAGCTGGCCAATACAAAATAATTCTGAATACCCCGTCCGTTTCATCACTTCCGCTTAATGATAGCGGTGTAACATCGTTCGGCAGGTTAATCAGTTGTGCATACTCAGTCCCTGCCGTCGGGGTATAGCTTAAATTTTCATGTGCTATATCAAGGCCAAATCCACCGTTTATAAAAGCCTGTATGAAAGCTTGGTCAATTTTAACTGACACTGGATACCGCCTCTTTTATGTTTCTTTCAATCCTGGCCATGTTTGTGGCTACCATGCCGTCGTTTTCTTCTCTAACTTGTGCATATCGGAGATTATTTACCATATAATCTTTTGTATCACCTTTCACAACTCTTTCAGCCTCGGCTATAGCAAGTGAGCCTGTTTTATCTAGTCGCGCTATTGTTCCAGTTTTAGGGCTGCCTGTTGATGTTTGCCAATTTCCTTTAAGTCTTCCTGATATAACATGAGTGTCTTTGATAACACCCTTAAACAAATTTAATTTAATATTTCGTGATACTTCATCAATATTTTTTCCCGTTGCTTTAGCAAATTCAAGAATATCTACGCTAAAACTCATTTACCCACCTTCACCATATAAACAACGTCAATGCCCGCAGGGCTAACTGTCTGTATTTCTTCAATGTTCCAGTCTTCATTGTGCAAACTTACTTTGTCCGTGATTAGTGGCTCAACCTCGCTTGTCAATACTAATAATCTATTTCCCGATGTTATGCGTGTTCCGTCAATTAAATTGTCAGGATATATCTTTAAAATGCCCGTTGTTGTCAGCACCGATTCAGTTCCCGATTCAACGCCCGTTACGGGGTCAATGCTAATCCCGTCGGTTCGCTTAATAAAAACGGTCTGTCCATATTTGCCCATTAGCCGGACGGCTATAAGCGCAAAACGTCCATAAAACCCGCTCATGCTCTAACCAACTGGACTGCTATCCCGCCACTTTTAAGCAATTTGTTTAAAATAAAATCTGCTTCAAGATTTTTTGTTGCGCTCGATAATGTTTTTTCATTGACCGAATACTCAACTTCAACCGCGCCTTCTATTTTTTCACGCTTAACAGGCGCGTTTGTGCTCGATGTGCGATTGTATAAATCCTCACCGTCATTAATAGAAAGCGCGTACAACAACTGGCATTTTTTAACGTCTCCTGGTATTTCAGACGTACTCCAATACCAGCCGCTGATATATAAACCAGATCGCGGATATGCCATACTTTGATCACGCTCAACCCGCACGCCAGATAAGTTCTGCTCATGGTTGTCTATATAGCCCGCGGCTTTAATTAACTGCTCATCTGCGGCAACTGTATCCGCTATTGTCACGCCTATAGATGCAGCATAAGCAATGTACTCCGCGCGGGTAGAATAGCTATTACTATTTGTTACCTGAGAACCGTCTTCAACTATTAATGCCATTATATTTGCTCGCCCATTTCGACCACACAATCACCCGCGCCGCTTGAAGTTTTCAACGCACGCTGGCCAACCTTATCGCTTGTCAATAAATCAGATTGTAAAAAATTCGTTTTGTAGCCCACTAGATTTCCTGATTATCTTTGCGCTTTTTTCTTTTCTTTTGCTTCAGGTACGCTTGAAACGCCAGGCTTTTTGGCTCTGCTAGTTTTTGGCTCTCTTTCTGTAATTCGTCTTTCATTTTCGATCCGCTTTACTGTTTCAAAATCAACCGTCTGACCTGGTTGTAATCCATCTTGATTAGTTGCCATCTTTGAACCTCTTTATAGATTTGCCGCGCTGCAAAAAGGATGATGAAAAATCAACGCGGCAAAAAAGTTACTTAGTTAGTGATTAAAAAACCAAGCGGGATATTTTTACGATCCACAACACGATCCCAAACAGCGGCAGTTGCTAACTCTGTAAGTGTGAATGAGTCATTAGCTGGTGCGCTAGTTTGTTGAAAGCCGAACGGGTGCAATATCCATGTTTTACGAACCCATAACGCCTCAGTGCCGCCGCCGTTTCCTTGCGCCGCTTCACGTTCAACTTCAACAGGAACTTTAGAAGTGCCTTCACCGTAACCAAACGCGCCCTGGCCAAACAAAACAGACGTATATTTAAAGCCATCGGTTGATCCTGCGGTAACTGTTAAACCGTCATCAACAACAACGCGCAAACCGTTATAAGTTGGGATAGTCATACGACCGCTGGAGTCAGGGATGTAATCAATATCGTCGTTTTTAACCATTTGTGCCATAACTGAGCTGTGTACTGCAATTGTAGTTAATTGGTCAGCCATATCACCCAGAGTATAAACTGCGTCTGTAAAACTACCGCGGTTGAAAAGTGTAGTTGCTGATTGTCCGGCAACGGATTCTGAAGCAACATTGATCACCATATCGCCCGAGTCATTGGCCACATTATCAGCTAAAACGCCATTTGCTGCTGCGATTAAGCGTCTTTGCCATTGGCGAGTAAAATATGTATCAACACGATTGCGGATATGTGTAAGTGCATCGCCGCCCATCGCGATTTCAGCGGCCAAGTCAGCCTCTTTAAAGCCTTTATTAATAAAAGCTTTGCGTGCAATCTGCTCGCCTTGTGTGATTTTAACGGGAGTCGCTGAATTTTCGCTGTCATCTGAATAGTTGACTTCTGACGAACCATCAATATCGTTCCAGAAAGGTAGTTCTGCGGTTTTGCCCGATGAAGATGCAAGCGTGTCCAATAAAGGATTGCGTGTTACTACGCCAGATTGGAATAAAGCGGTTTTTTCAGGCGAGTTGTTCGCCGGAAGGTCTTGAAATACTGTGACATCAATGATGTCTGATAATTGCGTTAGTGCCATGAGTTTTATACCTCGTATATTGTTTATAGGAGGTATAGCAACCCCCAAAAATAATTATTTGTGAGTTGCAGAACTCATTTTAAGCTGATTGCAAAACCAACTAAAAATTTATAATGGTTTTAATCTATCACAATATTATGTGATTGTAAACTATTTACTGTAATATTCAGCTTTAAGCTGCTCATACTTTTCAGAGTTTGTCTTCCTAAGTTCGACCAGTTCCATGCTAGTCATTTCAGCAAAACCCTTGCTTGTGGCTGGTGATGCATTGTTACTGATCACCCCTGCACCACTGGCTTTAGTGCCCACGAGTAACCGCTCGTATTCTGGATTATTAATTATTTCTTGTTTAAGGTCATCCATTGTAAGAAAAGTCGGATTGCCATCTTTATCTAGTATCTTTATGTCTGTGCCTTCGTTGATTAATCTTTTCTTAATATCGGCTTCAAGAAAGCGTGCATAGCCTGGCATTGCAATTTCATGTGAAAGTGATGATGCTGCTTTATCAACTGTAAGCTCTTTAACATCATTCTCATGTTTTTCTTTTTCTGTTTGCAATTTTGCTTCATAATCTGCTTTTAATCTGGCTATCTCATTTTTATGTGATTTCAATAAAGCTTCAACATCACCAGATTTTTTAAGCGATTCCTCCTCTTTTTCTTTTGCTTGTTGCTCTGCTTCTTCGGCTAACTTTTTAGCCGCTGCTTTTTCGCTAAGCAAAGACTTGTTATTTTCTTCTAACTTTTTAACAGATTCTGCAAGCTTTTCAGATTGCGCTAATAGTTTATTAAAATTTTCTTCGTTAAATTCCATTTTTATTCATCCTCTTTAGTTTTAAATTTCAGCCCGCATAAACGCAGCAGGCTCAAGTTTACGCATTTTTGCGAGTGTTAATGGTTTAAAGTTTTTATTCAATTGTAATTTTGCAAAGCGTTCAGTAGTTATCCCACCATTTCTCAGTAGCTTTCCGCGCGTCGGGCCAATGATTGAGTCCTGCACTTCTGCTGGCTGGTCTTTCAACCAGTCATAATAATTCTTTTTGGCTGATACTGATTCAACTTTGCCCGTTTCAGGATTACGGCTTGAACGTGTTGCACCTTTATCAAGAATGTCAAAGCTTTTATCTAAAACAGGAACTGTACTGCTCCGGCAATTTACATGGGCTGGTGGCAATGGCCCGTCACCAATTTTAAATTTTTGCGTGTCTAACGCCTGGCAAAGTTGTGATGTTTTTGTATCAAGTGTGGATACCCATTCATACGCCTTAACAATGTCTGAATTGGCCTTCCATGTTTCTTGTCGTGCTACATTTGCCGCATGCTGTACTGTCGTTCGTATGAGTGATTGAATATTACGGCCTAAAACCCCGTAGCCTAGTTCGATAATCTCTTGCTCAATTTGCTTGTTTGTTTTTCCGTTTGCATATCCTAGTTGAATATAATTGCCGATGCGGTACGCTTCATTTGTCGTCCATCGTTTATAAAGCCCGTCTATCAAGCTGCCAGCGTCTGGGCCTTTAATATCAAACGGGCTAGTAAAAACCGCTGTTTTAATTTGCTGGGATGAAGGCATTGCAAAATCATATTTAACTACGGATTCTAATGATTTTTTTTCGAACTCGGCTTCATATTCTGCAAAATCTAAAACAATCTGGTCGAACTCAGCTTTAAACTCTGTAAATCCATCATTCACAATCTGCTTAATTGCAGTTATGCGCTTTTGTAAATCACGGCGATTTAATTCCGTCAATTCATCATTAGTGGCCAATTCAAACTGCGTATTTTTAATCATTGCGTTAAGATACGAGGTGAAAACTTTCACCTCGTTTGCTTTAAAGCGTTCAATGTGTGCTTGATGCCGGGTCGCTATTTCGATAAGTTGAGATTCAGCCATTATTTATATCTGGTTAATGTTTAACTCATCATTAAAATCGTCAAGTGTTTTTTCTGGTTCAACTAAATCACGCTGTTTTAACCATCTAAAATAATCGGATTGCGGGATTGCTCCCTGGATAAACGACGATACCATCGCCTGCAGTTCTTGTGCTGTAGCATTAGGATTTACAAAGTTTGTACTTAACTCATATTCAGCTTCAGTTGATGCGCCCATATACTGGCCACAAAAATTTATAGCACGGGTCAGTGCATCGGATACATTCTGCGCTATAGCAATCAGGATTGAGTTTCTTGACGTGTCATCCGATGAAGATTCTGTTGCAGTTTTTATTTTCCCTGTTTCTTGTATCAATCGTGCGCCCAAAGCGATCATCATGTCGCGCTTATCTTCCATGCCTTTCAGCACGCTTGGCCGTTCCGGGGCTGATTCAAAACCGAACCGCTCGCCGCTTGGCACAGATAGCAAGTTACGCGAACCTATATAAACTTTGTTTTCTTTCATCATGTCAACTTGCGATTGCGTAAGCCCACTCATCCACGGCTGCGCCTGGCCAGCGTAAAATAGATTCTCTTCATAGTCCGCCGAGTTGCGATAATGCCCGATTGATACACTGCATAAATCAAGCATCGGTGATTGATCAACTGTGTGCGTATTTGATGACGAGCCAATAAAGACAAACGGGATTTCAGTCCACGGTGCGCCTGTTGCGTTTGTCGGGATTGATTCATCAACAACAGTCCAATCTCCGGCCTTGTCTTTTTGCCATTCGCGCACAATAAAAATATTGTTTTCCAGTGCGAGCTCTCTATATTGCTGTACCTTTGTTGTTTTGTAGCCGTCTATTTTGTCCACAGTTTCGCTGATAACAACCAGGGTTAGGATAACATTCGAGCCGACCAGCTTGGTACGCCAGTTTATAATGCGCTCTGCGTCTATTTGATGAATTGTTGACACAAATCCGTTTGCCATTTGTGCGCGTGAAACGCTGCCTTCGGTTTTTGGATACGAAACAAACAACCCGCACCGGCCTTTTTTGGTTACTTCTTGTGCGATTGTTTTTGCCAATTGCGTCAAGCCCACGCCTGCGCCATTTGCGTTGTCAATCAAGTATTCAAGTTGCGCGGGCAGGTCTATTTTTGGATGCTTATTAAACATTAACGATGTATAACCATCAAGCGTGTATTTCGGCACGTTATAAAATACCGCGCTATCGCGGTATTGCTGATTTCTTTTCAAATTTTGCGCTGATTTATCATCGGGGTTTAAAAAACGGATATGATTGTTAATCCGCTTTTTATTGTTTTTATTGCCTTCGATAACGTCATCGACTTTTATCCAGTCATCAACATTATCCACGTATTCATCGCATTTAAAATCTATGCTCATAGTGCGTAACCTATCTCATTAGTAAATATAAGCGTGTCATTCGCCCATTCATAATCAACACAATATCCGATTGCGGTTGTTATGTGCTGATAATCATTATCTGCTTGTTCTTCTTGGAACGTACTGCCTTTTTTTAACTGAACGGTTCTTAACCCTTTATCGCACCATTCAGCAGTTTTTGGGTTTACAAATAAGCTAACATTGCCGTTAGCTGTAAGTATTTTCTTTCTAACGGCGTTTTGTCTATCTTTTATGGCAGGATGCTTCTTTTTAACTCTACGTTCTACATTCCACCCATTACTTCTAAGCACTCCTTCCATGTCCGTGTAGTCTGAATCGTGCCCGTGTTTTTCTCCCGCCCTGCCAGCTGGATCACCGTATAATAATACATGTCTATTTTTGTGATTTTTAAACTTTTCTACAAACTCAAGCGCGGATTGTTTAGCCACGGCGGAAGTTAATATAATTTCATCAAGCAGATATAAGTTATCATTTTCACGTACGCCAATAGCTGAACTTAGCGGAGTATAGTTAAAATCGTGCATAAACATTAATTGCTCATGCGGTTGTATAACTCTATCTGTATGATTGCGGTTGCCGTAATCCTCATATATACGCCCTGAAACAGTCTCAAAGCTTGCTTCAAACTCAACTTTGTACTGTTTTTCAGACATAACTTTTTTAGCTTCGGCAGCCATTTCTGGAAATATTTCGGCCGTTGTCCAATGGTAATAACCCCAATCAGGATCGTTAGCTGATTGTGCGTACATTGCTAAGTCATAATATAAAGATGATACCCCTAAATTAGGAACGCCGGTTAGCCAACAAAAAGCCCTATAGCTTGGCTCAGTAGGATGAACAGTATTTAAAGCAGGGTATATATTTGATTGCCAGGCAGTCTCTTTTATGTCTGCTATCTCATCAATAATCATCCCATGTATTAAACGTCCTTCCACTCTTTCTGGTCTTTCTAATCCCATCACGTAAATATTACTACCGTTAGGTAGGTAAATAATTAATTCTGATTCGCTGGGGGATTTTGGGTGGGTCGAAGAAAAACTTAATAATTTCAAGTCGTCCCAAAATATCTTTTTAGCTTGGTTATATGTTGGTGCGGCGCAAATATAATTTCTATTAGGATTTGCTAAAGCTGTTTTAACAATAAACCTTTTTGCTCTCTCGGTCTTGCCTGATCTGCGCCCCCCTACAACAACAGGAAATCTTTTTTTCTCCTCCACTAATGATCTTTGTGAGGGTATATCTAGCAAAGGATACCATCTATCATATTCACGTTGTAATTGTGGGTTAGCTATCATTTTTCCTCAACAAAACAAGGCTGACGCTTAGCAGATTTAAACCGCTCACCTTTTGCACGTCGCTCGCGCTGAATGTCTTCGGGCAAACAATATCGGCACTCTTTACGCATCTTACATAATGATCCATTACAATATGTCATAATCAATCCGGTAATTTGTCTGCGATTTTACTCAAGGCCTGCGCCATGTCGCCGACTAGATTTTCCTCCGCTGGTCTATCTCTCCAGCCTGCTCTATTTTTCATATAAAATATTGCCGCTGAAGTGTTTCCGCCCATAGCCTGTTCATACAGCGCATTACTTATATCCGCAAGTCCTTTGCCCTGACCTTCTTTAATTGCATCGACAAACTCGGAATATTTTCTTTTTCTAGCGTATAAAGTTTCAGGATTAATGCCCAGTGCTGCGGCTATTTGTTCGTGAGTCAATCCCCTTGATGCTAAATTTCTAACCGTATCTATATCAATTGGTATCTCTTTTCTACCCATAATTAGTTAGCCTTAAATTATTTATTACCACCATTTTAAATTATAGTCAACCTTTTATCAACTTTTTATTTATCCGCTATTTGCTTAAATAACTTAAACCCATTCTTAGCCCCACAAAAAACGCAAAGCGGGTGCTGTACCCGTTCGCATCGTGTACACTTATCGACTAGCTTATGTTTTCTTTTTTTCATTTGTCAACATTTCTGATAATGATGTGAATATATGCGCTATCACGTCAACCGTCCATGAGTTCCCAATAGCTTTATAGCGCTGAGTATTGCTCACCTCTTTAATAACACCATCATAATTACCCATAGCCGTATAGTTATCTGGCATCGTCTGTAATCTTTCACACTCTATAGGTGTTAATTTTCTGTATTTAAGTTCTTCTGGCATATAACGTCCTTTTTCTTTATCTGCTAAAAGTGTGTCTTTCATAACGGTTGAAAGGCATCTACTTTTGTTTGGGTTTTCGTTAATCTCAATATACTGAACCGACTTTATGTCAGGATTGTAGTCATCTCTTTTACCATTGTTTATTTTCCTGCCTACCATTGCAGCACCGTATTTAATCATCTACCAATACCTTTGGATTCTTCTGGCACTAATAACCCCCATTTCTTACGTTTAATCATTGATTTTGCATTTTCTTTGTAAATTGTTGAGAGTATTGTTTGAGATTTGTCTTTAAACGCCAACTGCCTGCGCTTCTTTGTAAAATATTGCTCAGGATTGCCGCCTTTGTGGTAGTTAGCATCAATGTAGTATGATTTATCTCTGTCAACATACTCAACCCCATCCCATTCCTGTTTAGAATTTTGTGGTGAACCACGTCCACCAACTCGAACCGTCTTTGACTTATCTCTAACAGCATCACATTCGACAACATCCTTTAATAAAATCCCTTTATCTTCTGGTTGCTCTAACTCTATCCTTTCTATGTTGTACTCAAATAAACCATAAATTCGTCCATTGTTTTGTCTTTTTTCGATGAATTGCACGCCCTGCAAAGTATTTGTAGATTGTTCAAGCAATTCGTTCCACCTAGAGATAGTGGAATCACATGATCTATACATAAATCCTTCTTTGTCTTGCATACTACACATTCCGACTTCATCTTTAGTATTGTCTCTATATCTTCCCTTGTTATTTTTTTGTTTGACAGCCCAGAAATCTGCCTCCTTGCATGGGTTCTCATGCTTTTTGCTATTTTCCTGTGAGGTTGTGCATCCATTTTTCGCATAACCTCCTTGCCTTTTTCTGACTTTCTGTACCTCGCTTGATAGGCAAGTATTTTTTCTTTGTTTTTTAAGTTGTATTTCTTCTGATATTCGTCCCGTTTTTTCTTGTTCCGATTTTTGTCTGTCAATTTCTTGTTTTGAATAGAGCATTTTTCTGAGCATGTCTTTGTAGTTCCCTTGCGGTTTATCTTCAGATATTCCTTCCCACAAATCTTGCAAATAGCAGTATCGTCCTTGTGCTTCTCCCAGTATCTCGCTTTCTCTCGAATCCTGTGATTCATTTTGTATTCTTCCGATCTCTTTTGTGTCACGCTTTTCACCATCTAAAATTTCAAAATCAAAAATATGTTTTTTTGTAGTTGTTCCAAACCAGTAATAACGCTGTCTGTTTTGAGCGCTTACTAACGCAGAATTAATCAGGTATCCTTCCACACCAAACAAATCATTGATGTATGTCATAAACTCTTTTTTCATCTTGACATTTTCAAACAAAAACCACTTTGGTTTATAGTGATTCCACACCGCAATCAAGTCATGCACCAATGCGCCTCGTGGATCGTTATCTCCCTGCATCTTGCCTGCTGTTGACCACGCTTGACACGGAAATCCGGCAAGTAGAATGTCCGGCTGATCAATATCCCAATCCTGCCACTTAGTTACGTCACCCAGCTGGATAGTTTCAGGAAAGTTGTATTGTGTAATGGCTATCGCGTGCTTATCAATCTCACTTGCATAGTATTTTGTAACGGTAATCCCCGCCCTTTTTAAAGCAAGCTGTCCAGCAGATATACCATCAAATAAACTTAAAACTCTCATTTTATCCCCTTTTCTAAAGGCCTGGGCGGATAATCCGCATAAGCCCGCATAACTTTTTCAACGCCAGGCTTACATTCCTTACCCTCTGGACAAAACCCCCTATAAACACACTCAGGAACGATGTATTTAGCGATTTCAGGCTCAACCCTACCCAACCC